GGAGCTGTTAGGAATGTAATATTTCCACCCCCTGATGAACCAACACCAGATACTGTGTAATGAGTTGTTTTTGTTTTAACTGTTTCTGTACCAGTAGAAGATCTTATAATAACCTGAATTTCGTCATCATCTAATATCTTGAATGTATAAGCAAATACAGTAGTTGATCCATTACCAGAATAACTGACTTTAACTGTAGTTGAGGATATTGTCATAAAGTTCCTTTATTATATTTTATTGTTTATGTCTATTATTATTGTAACGATTTTTTTTGCTCTGCTATACTTGGTTTTAATTGCATTAATTTAGATTTTTCAGTCAATGATTTATCAGTAGCTTTTTTAACTTCTGGATATTTAGTAATCATATCTTGATAGGCGTATGCTTTAAACTGATCATATATCTTTGAAACAATATATTCTTTGCCACCAATTGTTCCTTCTCCACCTTCTTGAGCTCTTTTATACTGATCAGAATTAAACTCTCTAGTTAATCTTTCTTTAAAAGTTAGTTTGGCACTATCTTTAGTTTCTCCAATTCTTTGAATCCAATAATCATAAGCAGATTGACCATCTTTTTTAATTTCACCTAAATCAACATTGTCTTTTTTAACAGCTGGTTGTTTTAAAGGAACTTTAAGTCTAGCAAGTTCATAAATAATTGGATCATCTTTAACATTAACAGATTTACCAATTAATGCTGGTCCCATAGTAAGTCCAGTAACTGATATAATTCCATCTGGATTCCAATTTAATCCAGCTGTAACTTTTTCAATTGGTTTACCAGTTAATATATCTCTTTTTGGATCTAAGAATAAAGATCCTAAAGATGATCTAGATATTATTCCATCTACAAAACTTCTAGTTTCATAAGATTGAGATTCAAATTGATTTCTAAATGCACCAAAAGGAATAACACTTCCTATTATTTTACCAAATGTAGATGATATTTTATTTGCAGTTGGATTAGCTAATACATCTAATGTGTCAGCTATTCCTCTCATATAAGTTTTTCCTATTGTATTTCTGTATATAGTTAAGAATCCAGCAGCAAAAGCATCTCCAGCTTCTACTTCATTAATGTTATCAATATTTTCTTTTATGTCTGCAACTAAACCAAATACATAAAAACGTGGATCCATTCTATTGTATTGAATATATGTTATAGATCCATCTTTATTAATTTGAGCAATTGAATATGGTTGCCATCCTAAATCTAGCCATATTTTTTTAATATCTTTATTTGCTGGTCCAGCACCAGTAAGTTTTGGTAAAACTTTTCCATCTTTTGTTTTAACATTATCAAACGCATACATTAAAGCTAAAGTCGTTGCAGAGAAACCAAGCATCTGTCTTCCAATAACTTCTGCTCTTGCACGTCTATCTCCACTACTCCACATCTCTTGCATTTGTTTAGTATATATTCCCCAACCAGGTATTCTATTCTCTACATGCCTCCATAAATTTGTTGGCGTTCTAACAAATGGAGCTAAGAATCTTAAAGATGGATGTGCTTTTAAAAACGAATCTACTCCTGAACCCCAATCACCATAAGATCCATTTTTAATTGAATTTGTAAATGTTGCTTCTCTTGCATATTGTAAAGCCTTTTCATTAAGAGGATTATTTTTTATATTTGCTCTACCATTTTCATCAAATGCTTCACTTAATATTCTTTTAATATTTGCTTTACCTTCTTTAGAATAAATATCTAATCCTCTTTCCATAGTATTCTCTAAAGCATTTGCATATACTCTTCCTCTATAATTCATTTGTTTAAATAACTCATCAGATGTAACCATTAATCTTGATGGAAACTCTACAAATTTTCCAATCCAATCAATAGCTGTCCCAGCTTTTCCATTGAATCCTAAATTACTAGCACTAATTGGTCTTATTGCTCTACCATTTACAATTTGTAAATTATCTTGAGTTCTCATTTTTGAATCTAATACTGAATCTGATTGTTTAAATGCAGTTTTAGTAGCACTCCACATATCTTTAAAATTATGTAACATTCCTTTATATTGAGCAAAACCTAATCTTATTGTTTTATGATCTGCTCTAAATACTCCTCCACCTATTTGTTCAAGTGGTCTAATAAATGCTTCATATAAAGAACTAAGAAAGTTTACTTCCTGTGTTGGTGTTCCTGATAATAATGAATTAATATAAGCAGAGTTAAATACTTCTATTGATTTTTGCATTTTAGTTTTAGCAACTGCATCTAAAATATTTTCTGGAGTTTTTGATTGAGATATTTTCTTTGCAATAGTAATTATATCTCCATCAAATTCTTTAACAATATTTGCATAGTTTTCAACATCAAGTCTTGTGCCTCCAGCTTTTCCTACTTTAACTCTACCTGCTTGAGTTGTTCTTGCTGCACCTCTAATCTGTTCTTTTAATGAATATACGCTATCTCTAATTATTTGAGCTAATGTGCTAAGTTCAACTTTTGATGCTTCAGTCCAAAGTTTTCTATTATCACCATATAACTTATTATATTTTATAGATGATTCTCTAAATGTAAAAGCAATCTCTTGTAATACCATTTTTGTTGCCAACATTCTAACTGTAGATTGATTAGCATCAGCAGCAATTTGAGGTAAAATTCTTAATATTTCTTCTTTATCTCTTGACATAATAGTTGCCAATTCTTCAGCAACACTATTTCTTAAAACATTATCTTTTAAATAAGCTCTTTGTTCAGCAGTAAACAATTCAGATACTTGATCAATTGTAGATAATACATGCTCAGAACTTTTAAATGATTTGGTATTTAATATAGATTTAATAAAAGATTCAGTATCTTCTTTTGCTGTTTTTTGACCAATTTTAATTGCTTCTTCTAATTTATCTATATTGATAGCAGGATTACCATCAACAATTTGTTTTTTAACTATTGGAGCATCTATATTTCCATCTTGAACTTCTTTAATTGCTTCACCAGTATCTTTATATGCTTGTTCTTTTACTTTTGGATCTCTTGTTGAATTTATTTTTTTAACTCCTTTAATTCCTAATAAAGTTAAAAGTTGTGCAGATTTAAAAGCACCACTTATAATTGTTCCACCCAACATACCTTCAAGAACATTTTTTAATCTTCCTTCCATTTCTGTATCTTCTGGATCAGATGCTAAATAATTAGTAACAGCATTATTTAATAATGGAGAATTAAATTGAACTAACATATCAGATAATCTTCCTTCACTAGGATCCCAAACAGTAAGATCTGAAATAGCACCAGCTGATACTCCTCTTAAAGACCACAATCCTAAACTTCCTGCCACACCAACACTTTTTAAAAGTGCGTTGGGTCCAACAAAACCAGAAACAAATCTAGTTAATCCTTCGCTTAAATTACCTGCAATAGTTTTTGGTTCATAAAACATAGGAAGATTTCTTTGATCAGAATACTTTCCTTCTTTCCATTGTGTTGGAGTTATTATTTTTGGAATAAAATCTTGGAATGATAATCTCCCATCATTATCGCCAAAAGAAACTCCTCCAAGACTAACAATATTTCTATCAAGAAAATCACCTGTATTTTCAATAGCATTAACTGGTCCCATAGATGCTGATAAAACCATATCTCCTAATGTATTCCAAAATCCAAAGTCTTCTTGTTTTGGATTCTTAACTAATCCAGATTGTATTGGTTCAATTCTTTTAAAAGAATCTTCATAATCACTAAAAAATTTTTCTATATCAGGAGCAATTGGTCCAGAAGTTTTTACTGTTTCTCTTTGATTTAAAGAGGCGTTAGTTATTATTTGATCAACATTTGTATCAATAGGAACTGATGTCGTAGTGTCTTGTGTAACAGTCTGATTAACAGTATCTTGTCTTGGTACTGTATCAGTTGTATTTAATACAGGCATTTATTGATTTTGTAATCTTTGTTGCAATATTGGAATATAATCTCTTAAAAAAGAATTTACATCTGCATTTCCTTTTTTATCAACATATCCAAATAATTTTGCTTGAGATGCCAATCCTTTTTCTGCAACAGGATCTGTCTTATAATTTTCTTTTAATGTTTGAAGTTCATCAAATAAATAATGATAATTAATTTTATTATTTTTTGAATCATAAGCATTAACTTTTTTAATATCTAAATCATTATACTTATCAATAATTCTATTTGACAATTCAGTTGAATAATTTTTCTTTTCAAGAGCTGATTTATTTTTATTAGCAGATAACCAATCTTGAAGCACTTGAGTATATTCGTTATTTGCATCTATTGCCTTTTGTTTACCAGCAACAGCTGTAAGATCTGTTGCTGAAGTAAATTTATTATAAAAAGCATTTTCTATTTTATCTTTTTGTCCCTGAACGTAAGTATTAACATCAGCACTTTGCATTGCTTTTTCTTTTAAATCATCATGATTAACTTTTTCTTGATAAATATTTTCTTTAAATTTATTCCATTCTAATAAATTTTTATCAGTTATAATTTTTGTTCCATCTGGTTTAGTTAATTTTTCAACTTGATCTGCAAGATTAACTGCTGCTGTATAATCTGAATTTGGATCTCCCTTAACAGCCATATTAGATATTTTGTTTTTATAAGTTTCTACCAATAGTTTTGTTAAATCTGTGTCTTTAATAAATGTTTGTGCATTATTATTTTCATATAATTGTTTAAATGAATTTGTTGGATCTTCTGAGTTCATAACTTGTGATTTAACATCTGATAAAAACAATGTTGCTTTAGCAGCATTTACTTTTAATTGTTTGTCTATATCTGATAACTTAAATTGAGTACCATATTCTTCTGCTCTTCTTATAACTTGATCTTTAAATTTATATTGTTCTAAAGGATTACCAGCATTTTGCTCATAAGCTGCTACATCTGTTGTTTGACCAGTATTATAAATACTAACTGCTTCTTTTTCTAAAGCATCAAAAGAATTTTTCTTTATTTTAAGAACTCCTTGACCAAACTCTAAATCAAGTTCTTGTTTTAATTTTTGTCTTACATCACCATTTGTAACTTTGGTTAATTCTAATTTTGTATATTCATTAAAATCTTTTGTATAATTTTGTATAGCATCATCTTCATTATAATTATTTTTTTGTCTTTCAAAAAATGTATCTGTTGTTCCTTTTATTTCATAATATTTTTTCTTTGCCTCAACTGTGTCTTGTAAATTTTGCTTGGCAACATAAAATTCATTAATTTTTTCAAGACCAGTTGTTATTGTTCCAGCGGCTCCTCCAGTTAATGGTACTTGAAATTGAGTTTTAATTTCAGGTGATTGAGCTGTAAGTTGAGCAGTTGATGTATATGTAGGTATCTTTGGCATTATTGATTCCTTGCTCTGTTTTCTGATTTAGATTGTAATCTTAAATTACTCATATTATTGTTTCTTGGATTTCTATCTTTATGATCTACATCTTTACCAAGTAAACTGCTTCCATATTTCTTTTTTAACATTCTTCTAGCACCATTTCTTCCTGCTCTATCTTTTTTTTGTTCTGCACTAGAGTGATAATTATCATATTCTTTTTTATAATCTCTTGGCATATTATGATGTAGCAAATGGGTTAGGAATATTATTTAATAAAGATTGTCCAGTAGGTGATGATCCAAATGTACCTGCTGCTTTAAACAATGTTCCTATTGCTGCAGATCTTCCTTGTTGTCTGGCATATTGTCCCTGTATTCTTGCCATTGCAGCTTCATTAGTTTTTGAAATTTGTTGTATTTGAGAATCATAATTTATTACGTTCTTTTCTATTTGTCTTTGAATTTCATTACTATGAAGAACTCTTAATCCAGATCCAGATAAATCTGCACCTGAGGTTAATATTCTTACTGTTGTTTGTGATTGTAATTTATTAATATTCTCATCAAATCTTTCTAAATCAAATACAGTTTTTTTTGCAATAGCTTCTTTTTCTTGCTCAGCTATTTGTGCGTTTCTATTAAAAACTTTTTGATTAAATCTTCCAGCTGCGTCTTGATTTGCAGCTTGTATTACTGAAGTTCCAAGAATTAAATATGGTACTGCTTGTGCCATTAGTAAATCCTCGCAAATCTATAATGATCAGCACCATCAAATCCATAGTGTTTCATTAATCCTTCATTAGTAAATCCTAGCCATTTAGCAAAT